AGTTAGACCGCCAGCTAGCGGCGGGTAACATATCTTTCGAACAAGCACAGCAACGCCGAGTGCAGATCGCCGCCGACTATTCAAAATCTATAGCTGAAGCATCAGCGAGTAAAGCTGTAACACCACAGCAAGAATTAAGCGGATTAGTAGATCCGGGTCAGGCACTGGCAAATGAACACGCGAAGAAATTAGCTCTTATTCAACAGTTTGAGACACAAAAAGGAGTCATAACAGCTAATGGTTTAGCCTTGATGAATGCTGCAAATACCCAGTATGAGCAGGCAAGGATAGCGGCCCAATGGGAAATATTCCGTAATCAAAGCGTAGGGAATGAATCTCTGGCAGCAGCATTTGATTCTCTGGCTGGGAATGCGTCAAATGCGTTTACCGGCATCATTACCCAAAGCATGACGGCAGAGGAGGCAATGCGTTCTCTTGCTAGTAACGCCGTTAATAGCCTGATTAATGGTTTTGTTCAGATGGGCGTTGAGTGGGTTAAATCTGCAATTACAGGCTCTACAAATCAAGTCGCTGCCACGGCCACTACAACCGCAGCAGCCGTAGCGGGAACCGCGACAACCACAGCCGCAAGTGTATCTTCAGCAGCAGCAACAACTACGGCATGGACTCCGGCCGCTATAGTGGCTTCCATCGGGTCGTTTGGTGGGGCCGCTGCTATCGGTATAGGTGCCGTTGTAGCAGCAATGGCGTTAAGTGGAAGTTTATCCGGTAAACGGAAGAATGGTGGCCCGGTCAGCGCTGGCAGCATGTACCAAGTCGGTGAGGGAGGTATGCCTGAGATTTACCAAGCGGGTACCGGTAAGCAGTACATGATACCAGGTGATAATGGCAAGGTAATCAGCAATAAGGATATGCAAGGTGGCGGATCTGCTCCTAACGTCTCCATTCAATTTATCGATCAATCGACAGGCAGAAAATCATTCGATGCCCAGTCATCAATGAGCGGGAACAATCTCACCGTTACCGCGTTCATTTCTGACCTTGAAGAAGGTGGCCCAATGTCCCAATCAATCACCAGAAACACCACAGCTTCAAGGAGAGCTAACGGATGATTATCGAATATCCTGACTGGCTTCCCCTTGCGCAAAAATCTGGTAAGAATATAACCAAAGATACAGGGTTCAGGACAGACCAGCCTACGGTTGGTGCACCAATCTTCCAGAAATTGACCGATGATTTAAAGGCGTCGTTTTCGGTTACGTTTATCTGCACCGCTGCTCAGCATAGGGCTTTTTACCAGTGGCTAAGAAGCCCTAATTATCTGGATAACTGTAATCGCTGGTTTCGGATAAAGGTATCTACCGGTACTGGTGATTCAGGTGTTGAGGAACAAGTATTGCACTTCACCAGCTATCCACAATTTAACCAAGGGGGGAGTGTTTTTACGTGGACTGGTAGCGTGGTGGCCAAACAGATAATCAGTGCTGATGATGACCTTGACGACATCATTATCGAACTCCCTTCCCCTTGGGGGAGTTGGCTGGATGTCATCGTTACAGAAACCCTGCCACGGAGCGAATAATGCCAGGATTAAGAGAGTACCTTTCTCATCGGCCTAACCGAGTGATGTATATAACACTTAAATTCACACATCCAGCATTTGAACAGGTTCGGCTTGTTGCTGACCAGATGTTTCAAAAGACTCTCGGCGGGGAGGTCTATTCACCATGCCGAATGGAAGTATCTGAAAGCGAACAAAGTGACAGCCCCATTGTTCAATGTGCGGTGAAGTTAAGTCGTGTGGCTCAAGATATTAAGCAAGGATTGAAGGGATGGACTGGGGCGCAACGGATGATCCCCATCACCGCAGTGTATCAAAAGTGGGATTCTATCGATATGACAACAGCGGTTAGTACATGGTCGCTATTTGTCAGGGATATATCAATGGATGAAAATGATGTAACGGCGACTATTGCGCTTAAAAATCCGATGGTTAACAACGTCGGAAAGCCTTATAACACAACCGATTTCCCCGGGCTAATTAATATCTAGTCACCATTAATTACTTCTCTGCGAACGAGAATATTGTGAATAAATCAGAATTTATTGAACGGATGATTGGTGTCCCGTGGGTCAACCGTGCCTATACGCTCGATGAATGTGACTGTTGGGGTCTAGTTGTCCTTTATTACAAGCACGTAATGAATATAGATATCCCTATTATAGATGACTATATAAATGATTATGAATTTGCTCAGTGCTTTTCTATTGTCATTAATCGATGGGTGTTGGCTAATTCAGCCGTAGATAACGCAATGGTTGTGGCCTATTACGGCAATAAGCCAGCCCATGTCGGTATTATTATCGGAAATAAGGTGCTTCATAGCCGTGGTAAGTCAAGCGCTACAAGGCTTGACCGGCTGACTGTATTTGAACGCGTTTATACTAAATTGGAGTTTTATCAATATGCCGAAAGTTAAAGTTACGGCAATACCTGGCGTGCCGAACAAGACTATTTATGTAAATGCAGGTGATAGCATCCAGTCAGTAATTGATAAAGCAAACCTATTCTATGACGCATCAGTTTTGTTGAACGGCGTGATCCTTGATGATGATTTTGATATTTCATATCAGCTTGATGTTCATGACGAATTAACCATCATAGACCAACCAAAAGGGGGGCTTTTTAAGACGCTACTAAACCCTCTGGAACATTTCAATCCAATAAAGTTTACCAAGAAAATACTTGGGTTCTTGATTAAAACGCCATCAGCCTCATTCGCTGCTGATGTAAATTCAAAAACATCAACTAATAACAGCATTAAGGCACAGACAAATACAGCGAGGAACGGTGAAGCGAGGCCGGATAGTTTTGGTTTAATACGAGCCTTCCCTGACCTTATTCAAACCGGACTTACTGAATACATCAGTAATGACCAATATGTTACGCAATGGATGAATTTAGGGTTGGGGAAGTACACAGTTTCATCTATTAGATACTCAGAATCCAACATTGGCTCAATGCCAGGATCGTCTTACCAAATTTACCAGCCAGGTGAAACAATACCACAAATCATTGAACCGATACTTTTTGATGATGTTGACGGGCAGGAGATACCAGGCACTAACGAGTCCTCAGATTTCCCAGCAGAAACAGCGACGACCAATACAATCGTTTCCGGAAACATTGCAGGAAATGAAGCTGTAGTTAAGATCGTCAAGAATAGCGATTTCGATTATTTTTATGATCTAGAAAAACCACATGCTGTAACCATTATTTTAAATGTAACCTACCCCACGGCGTCAGGTAGCATAACCAGGAATGTGACATTAAGTGCGAACATTACTGGGGCGCAGACAACTGATAATGGTGCTGTTATATCTCCAATATATTACTATGTATTCACATTTTCAGGGCTGGGAGGCTCTGATTATGACCAGTTACCAGCGACAACAGTTGTCAATACAACGCTTTTTACAATCAATGATAATGAAGCACTGATTGTAGGCCCTATGTATTCACCAATAGCATCATCACAGCTTTGGGTGAATTTAAAAGCTGACCTTGCGAATGGATCTTCGGCTAACGTAAAGATAAGTTGGGTTAAGGTCGATGATGATAATGTGCAAATCCCCGGCACTGAAGAGGCCGTTCAATCAACATTATCTAATTCAACAGGTAAAAGCGATAGCATATACCAGACGTTTAAGGTCACTCCTATTGCCGGATATGGTCGGTACGCCATTAAATTTCAGCGCCCGGATAACAGCTCAGACTCAAACAGATTAATAGTAGAATCGATACAGGGAATAAATATCAGGAACAACGTTGTATACCCTGAAGATACTATTATCACCATTAAGATCCGAGGGACAAAAAATGCGAATCAATCCAGACAATTAAAGTTTAATGCGATGATTTATCGACACGTTATTTCATATAACAAAGTGACTAATATCATTAACTACACTGAATCGCCTAGCCGAAGTTTCGCTGATATCGTTTTGCATAACTGGATAGTGATAGGCAAGCAGTCCCCATCATCAATTGATATCGATGGCCTGTATGAGATATCTGATTATCTATCAGATCCAAGGTTAGGTTATTTTGATTTCACATTTGATGATGAGGACACATCACTTGGTGAGCGCATAAAAATAATTTGCGATGCGGCTACAGTGACGGCTTATGGTAATAGTGGTGTTCTGTCATTCACCAGAGATGAGAAAAAGATTTATCCGGCTACCGTGTTCACTACATCGAACATGAAGCCAGATAATTATTCACTGAGTTACGATATATCACTGCCTGGCACTTATGACGGCGTTATTGTTAAGTATCGAAATCCGACAACGAATAAACAAGACTTTATTCGCATGAAAATAGTGGATGGTATTGTCACGGAAGGCACCCCAATTAAAGGGAAGCAGATAGACATGTTGTATGTCAGGGATCGGTTTCAGGCCTCTGATAGGGCCACCAAGGAGGCGAGGCGGTTAATCTACTCAAGGATGTCAATGACAGCAACGGTGATGTCTGACGGGGAGTGGGTGAATCTTGGGGATATGGTTCAAGTTCCTGACATGTACGATGAGCTTCACCAGCAAGGTTATATTGTACAGAGAGAAGGCAATGATTTTGATACCAATGAAAGAATAGAATTTTCTTCAAGTCCATTATTCGTCGTAATAACAGACAGTATGGGATACCCAACAGGAAAGTATCTTGCGCATAAAAGAGAGGATACCGACTTTGGGTTTACCGCTGAAATTCCAGAAATAAGTTTGAATATATGGGATGGATATGAAACTCAATCATCTTCTAGATTTTTTATTGCTGCCGAATCTGAAATCGAATTAACAAAATGGACGATAACAGATAAAACTCCAAATACAGACGGAACGACATCTTTAACGCTAGCAGAGTATAGCGACAAGATACATGACTATGTAATCACATAATTAACCCATCACGGCGGGTTTTGCGTTGTTTTACAGCGGCCCACTGATATGATGTTTCCACATTGAAATTTTGGGGATGGGATATAAATAGGGGTATGGATATGAAAAAAACAGCATTTATTAGTTTGTTATTGGTATCTTCTGCTTTGGTTGGGTGCGCTCCTAAGGCCCCGTCACAAGTTGCAGTATCGACTGCTAACTATGGCGTTTTACCAGCCGATTATCAGGAGCAAATTAAAGTCCATATGAGTAACTCCCTTAAAGATCCAGACTCGGCAAAATACACCTTCCTGCCTACATTTAAAGGTTATTCTCAGGATGGGTCTATGTCGTCAAGTGGTGGTGGTGTTTCTTATGGATATGTAGCCCCAGTCCTGGTAAATGCTAAGAACAGCTATGGCGGATACACTGGAAATCAAAAGTACGTATTTATTTTTTCTGGTGGGGTAATGTACGACACAACAGCAAATGATATGTTTGGTAGAGTTAAACCAGTAAATTGAAATTAGATTTTATTTAGCCAACCTCGCCATTGCGGGGTTTTTTATTATCTAAATATATCTCCAATCACCCAACCCAGCCTATCCGCTGGGTTTTTTTATGGAAAAAATATGTCCACTACACCTACGCAAAATCCTGTACCGAGCGAAGCTGCTGTTGATTTAAAGTTTAACGCCGGAAAGATAGACGAGTTCGTCACTTCATTTCTTCTGAAATATACCGACCGACTAGGGCGCGAGCATCTCACAATAGAAGGCATGAGGGACATTGTTGAAAAGGCTATTAAGGAGTTTGGCTGGACAACCATGGACTCATTTGAAATTGGAGCGACGCTGACTAATTCTAGCGAAGTTCTCCGCTGGGAAAGTAATGGTGAATATTACCGTTGGGATGGGTCATTCCCTAAAGTTGTCCCTTCCGGTTCAACGCCAGAGACTACTGGGGGAATTGGTATTGGTGCGTGGGTAGGAATTGGTGATGCGGCATTAAGAGCAGACCTTATATCTTCATCCGGTGGCCCAATAGTAAATATCAACAAAGTTACTGCAAATCCGCAGGGTAATTTAAGCCAGGCGATTAACTGGGTAACGCCAGAGCAATTCGGCGCAATCGGTGATGGCACGGTACATCCGCTATCTGAGCGATACGCAACTCTTGCAGCAGCGCAGGCAGTGTATCCGCATGTTACTTCACTAACGCAAACAATTGACTGGGCGGCGTGTCAGGCGGCTGATAATTACGCGAGAGGGGTGGCGATAGTAAAATGTCCAACATATGCAAAGTATCATTTTGGTAGCACCGATTACTTAGAATTGGCAATAGATAGCAAATGGTATGGGACAAAACTAACGCAAACAGATAGACCATGCACAACAATGATCCGTACTGACCCAGTGGTATCTCCAGCCTTTGGTCAAGATTGTATTGTTAGGGTAAAAAATTCGGCGGCGGCCGGTAGCTCAGATGAGTTTGTTCGAGGAGTTATATTTGAAGGGTTTAGATTAACTCGTAACTTAGCGCGACGACCAAATGTGCGCGGCAAGAATAGCATAGGGTTACATCTAAATTTTGGCATGAAAGCCATCATTGATGTGACAATTAATGGGTGTGATTTCGGTCTATTGGGTTATGGCTGCTGGGGAAGTACTGGCGTTGTTCGAATTGACTCATGTCACAAAGGTATTTATTTAGATGGGTGGAACTCAACGCCAGAAAATGCCGGGAGAGGCACTCTAACTAGTATTGATTGGCGCGTAGAGATCGACATAAGTGTATTTCCAATTTACCTAGCGCAAACAACATATTCTAAATTTACGGGGTTCTATGAAGGGCTAAGAGATACATTTACTGATTTCTATAAAAAAGATATTGAAACAGCATGTGGCGTCACACTTGACCTTGAGTGTAGTAATGTGGATTTCTTTTTAGGGATAGAGGCATTTCAAGGAACACATTTGACCTGTGGATCAGGTAATAATATTACTTTGAATAACTTTTATTTCAATGATTATGCATACAATGGCACAACTGGCATTAATGGAGCTAAAGCACAGATTGATGGGCTGATGGGGAGGAGTACCCCTCAGATTTCATCTTCCTCACGTGCTTTTATATTCGCCCATGGTTTAAATAACAATATCACTGTTATTAACCCTACTTATTTTGGGGGGAATATCACTGATGACCCTGGGTATGTAAGATATTTTTATAATATGGCTACCGGTAATGCTATTTCAACAATCGGGGGGTACGTCTCTCTAGCCTCATTATTTAGTCTTACACGTGCGAGATTTAACTTATTCCGATCTTTAAATACACGAAATATATTAAGTGATTACTTCCCGTCTGGATACACACCAACTGGTGCTGGTGTAGCTACACATACGGTATGGCAAACTAAAGTTACCAATGGTGGCGATGGCCGCGTAGTGCTAGATGCACCGTCTGGTTATAAGATTTTAGATTTTACGGCGCTAGCAATTGGCTCTACAACAAGCAGCCCAATGGTATTAGGTGTGCTTTCATCTACAGATACACAGATACAATTACAGTCTAATGCGGGCGGGGTTACAGTGCAGTATAAACTAACGATACAAATAACTAAGTAA